GGTATTCCTGAAATATTTGCTAAAATATAATAATCGTCTGTATCAGTTGCTGTACCTTGTATTTCTTCATCTACTTGAAAAGTACCTATGATAGTATCTTTGTTTATAGTAACTTCAGAAACTTCACTAGCACCAATATAAAATTTAGTAACATGTTCTATTATTGCTGTTGCGTTAGAAGTATTACCTGTAATTTTTCTTCCAACTAAAGATGAAGTATTACCTTGTGTAGCTATTACTCTTAAAACTGTTTTAGTATCCCATTTACCGTCAGATACTTTCATCAAGTTTTCTCTAGGATAAAATGTTTCAGAGCTATCGTTAAATAATATTCTAAAAAATAATTCGTGGCCTTTTTGTGTGCCTTTTAGTTTATATAACGATTTAATATTTTTTATTAAATTTCTTTTGTTTAATCCTGAAGCTAAATTTTCTGGTATAGTTTGAAAGAACTCGTCCCTAAAACTATCTAAAAAATTTGAAATAACTTTATCAGGATCCCTAAAGTTTGTTAATTGTTGAATAGTATTAACTGGATTAGGTCTATATAAATTAACAACAGCTGACGCATTAGAAATTGAACCAACAACTATTTCGCCAACTATAAATTTATCTTGTGATGATATGAATAATCTATTATTAATTAAATCTTCCGTTAATACTGTAGCTGTTGCTTTAGAAGTTTGTCCTGTTATAGTTTCTTTAAATGTAAATTTACCATATGTACTATCTTCTAATATAATTTTATCATCTAAATCTAATTGTGTATGTTCAGCACCAAGTGATCCACCATCTAATACTAAATTGTTAGCAACACCTGTTTGATTTTCTAAAGTTATTCCGTCTGTAGTTTGAATAGAAGTTACCTGTAATTCGGCAGCCTCCATAAATTGAAAATAAGTTTTTAAGAACTCTACAAATTTTGGGTGATCGTCAACTACGAAATCCGGTAGTTGAGTCGGTATTAAGTTGGAAATTTTATTATCAAATTTCGCCATTGTTTATTAATGACTTGTTGTAGTTGTATAGCCTACGCCAGCTTCGGATGAACCGCCTACAAAAGTATCTTCCTCTACAGTTATGTTTGAATTTGAAACGTCTATCTCTACAACTTGGTTTCTAACTGGAACTATATCATTTGATTTTGGCGTAGCAGTTAATTCAATTACATTAGAAACAACACCTCTAATATTTGATATTGAAGCTACGTTTAATGAATTTAAAGTTACCTGACCTGTTTCATAATTAATAGTACCTTGTGTTGAGTTAGCATATGTTTTAACACCACTTACTAGATAATATCTTCTAATATTACCTTTACTATCATCATCTAAAAACATTTCATTATTACTACCTGAAACTTTAAATCCTGTTGATGTCAAAACTGGTGGATGACTATCATGTGGATCCCATATTGCGTTTCTAAAATATATATCATATTTTGTTGAAGACGCTATAGTTGGTGTAAAATTCTTTCTCATTTTAATAGTTGTTATATTTGATAAAATACTTGTATCAACACCATCTATTAAACCTGTTAATTTAGAAAATCTGAATACACCATCAAATTTTTGTAAAGTAGAACTATTATAATTTGTAATAGCTGTAACTATTTCTGATTTTAATGAATCATCGGATTTACTAGTACCTTTTTTATCGTACTTAGCAGTAGTAGTTAATAAAATTGATGTTGTTTCTGGATCAATAATTTCTGGTCTAACAGCCGCTACATTATAAGGTATTAATTCTTTTACAATAGAAGCTTTTGTTGCCTCGGTTAAAGTTGAACCTGAAGCTGCTTTTATTGAAATTTTTACTACACCATAAACTGGTGTTTCATCATCTTCTCCACCCCACGCACTAACTGATAATGCATTAGGATAAATTGATCTTACTATTGTTTCGTAATCTGTTGCTGTGACAGCTCTATCTTGTGCTGTATATTGTAGAGGCGCATTAAATCTAATAGACTCTTTTTCTTCTTCGTCTGATCCGCCTTGAGCATTTGATTTAGTTGTTATGGTTACATTTGAAAATGCTCCAATACTAGAACCTAATTCAAATTTACTAGCGCCATTAGCTTCTTCTTGATTTGTAACAATATATTCTAAAATAACTATGTTACCATCTTCTAATTTATTTCCTATAACACCATCACCAAAGTAAACTTCAAATTTACCTGTATCTGTTTCTTGTAAGAAGTAAATTTTAGATGTATTATTTAAATTTCTTAAACCTGTAGCTAATGTGTAAGTATTTAATGTTGAATCTGATACAGAGTTTTGAATTGTTACTTTTAAAGTAGAAGTATCAGCGTCTATATTTCTTATCATAAAGCTTTGATCTGAATCAGAGCTATCAACTGTATATTTGAAAGTAACTAAAGTACCTTCGTATAATTTAATATTTGAAAACTTATAAACACCGTTTAAAGGTGTGATTGTAATATCTTCGTTAGTAAGAAAGTTATATCCTGTTCCATCTACTGTAGTTGTAAACGTTGTTCCTTTATTCATTAATATACTTGAGCCTGAAGCGTTGTTAACTAAAATATCAATTTCAGCCATTGGCGCTCTAACAGATGATGGAGTATAACCGATTGCTTTTGCTAATGAGACTATATTTTTTCTTATGTCAGCAGAATCTAAATAAGATTCATTTACAAACATATTGGCATTGAAACCAAGATAATGTGTATTGTAAGCTAACGTATCTAAAAGAACAGCAAAGCCTGATCCTTCAAAATTGTAGTCTGAAAATTCTGGTTGATTTTGTAAAAATGTTTTTAAGTTTGCTTTGACGTTATCAAAGTCAAAATCTGATACTACGAGTTTATTACTTGCCATTATCTTAATCTTTCTAAAAATGTTTCTATTGTTACCGGCTCTGTTGTACCTATAACATAAAACATTATTGTTAAGTGATAACTATTTCTATCAAGGTCTGGTCTAGCTAAAATTTGTACTAATTTAATTCTAGGCTCAAAATTATCAAGAACTTCGTTAACCTTTCTTTGTAAATTAAGCGCTGTAAGAGGTGTCATTGGTTCAAATAACATACTTCTAACATCACTGCCAATTTCTGGATGAAAAGGTCTCTCAAAGTGAGAAGTTTGTATTAAATTTCTAACACTTCGTTTAACAGCCTCTACATCGGTCAATTTGTTTACATCGTTAGTAACAGGATTACGACCAAAATTCAAATCCAAGTCTTTATAGATTCTATTTGCTCTTTTGCTATTGTTTGTATTGCTACTATCAAAGTTTGGCATGCTTATATTTATACGACAATTGGTAATTAACCGCTAAAAACATTTGATGATCCTGCAGTCATAGCTCCTGCGTCTGTACTATCGCCAATTCTTGCTACTGCTAAGCTATGTACTCTAACAGTTGAAGAGCCTACGTTAACAACTTTAACATGATCCGGGCAAGGAGGTATTGGAGGCGCTGGATGAGGTACAGTTGGATCGGTAACTCTAGCAATTAGAATACTATTTGCTCTACAAGTACCTTGTCCTGGTGTATCAAGTATAGTTGAACCTACACAAGCATGTCCTGTACTTAAAGCGTCACCTTTTCTACTAACTGCTGGCATTATCTTCCTATTTTGTCTTTTCTACCTAATGGTAATATTTGCCATTTGGTCATTTCCTGACCTTTTTTACTTACCCATTCAACGTATACCATTTTTTGTTTAACTTGATTTTGAAAAGATTTTACTGCTTTCTTAAATGAAGTTGATTCTATTATTTTTTCGCCTTTTTCATCATCTATAAATTTAAATTCTCGCATTTTACTCATTATTTTCCTCTATTTCTATATTTTCTTCAATTCTATTATATTGACAAACGACAATTTCGTAAATTCTGCCATTTTCATCTATTTCCGTTCTTTTTAGAAAATCATCGTGAGATTTATTTCCACAATTCATACAATAAGTCATAATATTATTTAGGTTTAAAAATTACAGCGAATATGAGCATAAATTTCATTTCCGGATAAATTTTTTGCATAATTTTTTACTGATTCTTGCTCAAACTCAAAAAAGCGACATTTTTCAACATTTTTTGAGCAAGAAACTAGAACAAAAAGCGAACAGACTAAAAAAAGCGCCATTTTACTTGATTTTTTTTCATTTTTGCTCATTTTTTTGTTGACTTTTCTATATTTATCTGGTATAGTGGACCAATAAATGAAAATAATAAAGGAAAACACTATGAATACTTTTTTTAGTATTACAACTATACTTTCTGCTATAATGGCAGTTGGTTTCATTGAAGATTGTGGTGGTCATTGTTTAGGAAACGATAACTGGCCAATGTTCTTTGTAATGTTTGGAATTATGTTAATTTCAGGCATATTAACACTATACACTATGGAGGGAAAATAATGACAATAGTTAACTTAAAAGCAACTTCTTTAGATGAAGGAGTTAAAAATATGATGAATGGTGCCAAGGCAGATTATGTTTCTTGGACTACCGACAAAAATGGTAACGTTTCTGACTACTCAAAAGAAGAAATCGCAAATTGGGATAATAAAACAAGAGTATCACAAGGTAAAAAGTACATTAGAGTTGTACGTGATGGTGGTGTTTTTGCATTTATCGTAATGAATGATTTTAAACACTTTAAAAAAGGCGATATATTAAAAGCGGCTGGTTATAATGCACCTGCTTTAAATTCTCCTAGAGGAAATGTACTAAATGGCAATTACCATATCAAATGGACTGGTCCTTTGTATATGGATTCACAAAGAAGATTAAGAGGATAATATGAATAGACGTGATAAAGTTTTTAGAAAAATAGTAAACCCATTATTACTTAAACATATGTTAGACCCATTTAAATATCAAGGGTCTTGTATAGCTGCTGGTATACCAATTAAGTATTTAAAATACTTTAAAGAAATTACTAGAGCTAAAAACGCCAAGAAAGTTAGATATAGATATAGAGGTTGTTCAAAACCGAACTATAAAAGACCTCAATCTTTTTGTCATATTTTTGGTGCTGATACATTTAGTTTATATTATAGAAATCCAAACAATAACTATTTTAGATATAATTAACTATCTATAATACGTTTTCTTAAATCAGTGGTGGAGAACCTATGTTCTCTTTTATTGTAAACAATCTTTATGTGTTTCTTAACACATATCTCTTTACCAGTAAAATTCTTACCTTGATATTCTTCACCTATAATTCTAACTGATATATTATACATTTGGAATATATCTTCTAAATCTTTTTCTGTTTCGTATGGTATAACTTCATCTACATATTTTATAGCATTAAGTTGTATACTTCTCTCTACCAATGTTTGTATTGGTTTTTTCTTTTCTTTTGGTCTATCTATAGTTGGATCAGTTTGTAATCCAACAATCAAGTAATCGCATTCTTCTTTAGCGTCTTTTAACATCTGTACATGACCAGCATGTAACAAATCAAAAGCACTACACGTAAATCCTACTTTCATTCTTTCTCCTTTCTCAACATTTTCTGATAGTATTGTTTATCTTGAACTCGTTGACTATTAAAACCATATAACCTTACACAGTTTGCAATCCATTCATGTCCTTTTTTATTTGGGTGTGGATTAGCGTCACTAATAACATAATCATAATTAATCATATCTCGTGGAGCTATACCTACATGTTTACCAAATATTTTATATAACTCTTTATTGTTTCTACCTTTTATTCTATCCTCATAATCTCTATTATAAGGATTAAAGGAAGAACTTGCTAAATTATTGGCTAATCTATTTTCCACTCCCCAATTTTTATGTATTTGTACATCACCAAGAACAAAACCACCAGCTTCCTCAATGATAGGCCAACCAATAAAGTTTTTCATTTTATGGAAGTATGGTGATGTTTTAATTACATCACAACAACTATCATATATTTTTTTAAATGGTATACCATTATCTTTATATTCTACTTCATAGATATGATCTACAAATAAAGAAATCATTTGAAAATGTCTATATGGTATTCTATTATATTCCATTAATGTTTGAAAGGCATACATGTATCTTAATGAATCTAATATCCAAAAATGTACATGACCATATAAATTAGGTCTACCATCATCCCATTCTAATTTTCTCTTTTGCCAATTTGCTCTTTGACTTTTTGACCAGGCTGCAATACATAAACCAATTTCTTGTGGATCATGTCTCGCCACGTAATCTTGTATTGTTGAGAATATTCCTTGTTGACCAAAACCACACTTAGCTAAACAAACTAATTCCATATCTAATTTTTTTGCTAGAAGTTGTGCCCAATTAGGAAAATCTTTAATAATTATTGGAGCACCTTCTCTTTTCATTTGGTGTGGTACAACACCATCACCTTCTTTTGCTAAAGGCGCTTCTTGTGAATTTATTAAATCAATATAGTTAATATCTGACCAACTACAACCACCAATTACCAATTTTTTTCTATTTCTCATTTAAAAATATATCCTTTACTCTCCTATAAAATCTTTCTTTATTACTATAACCTACAAGTCTAACTAATTCTTTTCTACCATTCCATATTATAAATGTTGGTGTTCCTCTAATAGGTTTAATTCTGTTTTGAGCATACGCTTCTTTAAACCATTCAGGCTGATTATATAGATTAATAATAACCAAAGGTAATTCTTTGTTATCATAATCAATAGCAACCTCATCCATGAATTTATTACAAATGTGACATTTAGGATTGTGTGCCATTAATAATTCTAATGCTTGTATTGTTGTAGCATAAAACATTGCTAAAAGAAATACTAATATTTTCATTATTTTTTCTCCACACTTGTTGCTACACCTTTTTCAGTATCTATCCATTCTACCACTTGTGTATATTTTTTTAACTTAGCACATGTAGTCCTACATGCATTTGGTCCTATATTATTTGATAAGTCTTTTGCAAATTGTTTCCATTGTTTTGATTTTAATATATCTTCTATTTTATTGTTATCATTTATAACACTTGCGTTCAACATATCTTTCATTAATGGGTCGTTCATTGTTTCTGGATCGTCCATTCTACAACAAGGTAGTAATACACCTTGATTAGTAACTGCTAAAGCAATTGCGTCTTTAAAACATAAAGGGTCTAACTCAACATCTCCTTCTGCTCTAGATGTTAGATTTAATAAATCAACACCTAAAGAGTTATCGGTAACTTTAGTCATTTATTGTCCTTTTTGTTTTAGGCATTAACCAATCATCATCATCTGTCCATCTTGCACTATTAATTAATATAAAATTAACATCAGCCTCTTTGGCCATTTTCATTGCCTCATCAAGACTATGTTCATTATAACTGAATATAATAAATTGCCATAAAGGTTTAGTTTGTAAATACTTTTTACTTTCTAACATTATATTAAATAGTTTTCTACCATCTTGGTTTACTCTGTACTTATGACTTTCTTCAGGTATGCCATCTATACCAAATATCCAATTTGCTTTAGGGTTTGCCTTAAAGGCCTCTATATAATGTTTCATAGGTTTTAAAGATGAAGCTAAATGTACTTCAACTTTAGTACCACGTTCTTTTGTGATTTTTAATAATTCGTTTATTTGTGGGTGATGTATTGGGTCTGAATATTGGCCACAAAAAGATATTCGTGGAAACCAATCCAATATTTTATTAAATTCAGGTATTGTTAAATCTCTGCCTGGTACTTTTAGGCCTTTACTTGTAAAACTTCTTTGTCTACCACAACGTAAACACTCTAACGGACATCTATGAGATAAATCAATATTTAATCTCTTATGTCTTCTATCAAAAAAGGAATTTTCCTTTATCTTGATACCGTGTTGTATCTCTGTACCTTCAATCTTTTCTCTATTTGTTTCAGCCATAATATAAAACTATTTATGTTAGATACTAAATGATGTTCCACAACCACATGATGATTTAGTATTAGGGTTTTTAAAATGGAAAGAACTACCAAAGATTTCTTCTTTGTAATCCAACTCCATACCTGCGACATATATTTCAAATAGATTATCTATTACTACTAGATTGTCAACTATAATATCATCTTTAGTTGGTGTCTTTTCAAAGTCGTTTGGTATAAATGACCATTCGTATTCGTGACCTGCACAGCCACCACCTTTGACTTCTAGTCTAACATAATCTACTTTATGTTTTGCTTTTAAATTATTTAAATGTGCTTTCGCACCTTCTGTTAATGTAATCATAATTTTCCTTTAGATAGGCATACCAGTTTGTTTACCTATTTTAGGCTCTTCACCTAATATACTTCTATCTTGTTCTGTAGTACTATTTAGGTAAGTTTCATATTGCTCTTTTGTTAAACAATAACATTGTCCTCTACTATTAGGATACTTCTTATTATATTCACTTGCAACCACCACCGATGTCTGATAACAACTATCATATGTTTCAAATGGTACTTCGTTGTGTATCGTCTGACAAGCAGTCCCTATACACATCATAATAACAAGAAAAAATTCTCCCATTTTTCGTTCCTCCTAGAACTATCGGAACTTAATTCCGATTTTTTTTACTTTTATGGCTCAACTCACTTTCATATTGTTCTAATAGCTTTTTACAGATACCATACCAATAGATACCCGAGTCTCTTAGCATTTCATTGGAAGATCGTAGACGTTCCAACTTGCGTTCTAAAACATCAAGACGGACCTTTGTTAACTTCTTCGTGCCATTATGTAAATGTTCAAGAGTGGTAATTATATTATCAATGTCTGTACACGTATAATTCGGTACTTTAGGTGCCTTCTTCTTAAATGCAAGTAGAGCATACTTAATATCCTGGTATGTTACTTTGCCTGTATTTCGTGCCATGTATTCCCTTTACGGTTATTTTTTTATCAATAAACCAAATCAGAAATATTAGATATAGAATGAAATAGTTGGTAAATACCAACACTTATATTTATATTAGATTAGTGTTAAAAGTGTAAATTGTTTTTGCGAATAGTAATCAAGTGTCCGGCCTATAGGGCTTTGGAGCCTTCCTTGAAACTCAACACCGTTATATATGCTTTGTAAGATTTATAGACCTAGTGTCTAATAGAATAATAATAATAGGGATAGAAATACTGTTATAATGGCCAGCAACCCACAAATGTAATAAAACTTATTTGCCAGGTTTTTCATTGTTCCACATAATCAGTAATGCGAGTACTAATAAAAAAGGAAGACTTATCAATAATAAATTTATAGTTAAATCCATTAACATATCTTATACTATTTATATGATAAAGTCAATGCTCCAAGCTATCAACTTCCAGTTGACTACCACCGGCCACCGAAATCCTGGAGGAAAAAAATAAGATAAAGGATAATGCTAATGATTGTTATTGCAAATATAGATTAAATCTGGCCACCTCCAAATCAATAGCGCCGGCATATATGAAAAATTTTATGTGGTTTAAGGATTCAAATCAATAGTAGCCCCTCTATGTATTACTGCACCTGTTGTGTTAGATGTTTTAGTACCTGCTACGTCTTCTTGTTTATTTCCTTCTACTGATATTGTGTAATTGCCACCCACTTTAAGATTGTAATCGCCACTGCTAACGGCATTAATACGGCCATCTTTGGTCACCATATTAATATCTCCTTTGTCTACTTGTATGTTCACATTGGCATTTGCGCCCACGTGAATGTCATAGTGGTTGTCCTCAAAGCCATCTTTGTTAATGAATATTTTGTGGCGGCCATTGATTGTAATATCTGAATCTTGTTTTATGTTTATGTAATGGTCAGCGTCAATAATCTCGTAAGAGTCGGCCACTATTTTCTTTACAATAGAACCTGAATTATCTATTTCATAACCTGTGCCACTTTTGTGGCGTTCATGTATACGTGTGTAAAAATGATATTTGTTGGTGTACTCATCATACTCCCAAGAATCATCGTACTCTTTAATATGGCCTTGTTCAGATTCAAAAACATGATTGTATGGGTAAATGGCCGAGTAGGGAATTTCTGGTTGGTCCCAGGTGTCCGAGTCACTGGCCTTTATTGTACTGCCATCAGCGGCCTGCGTCTCGTCAAAGTCCGCCGTTGGTATTTCCAAATTACCTTTTTCGGGATCCTCTCTGTCGGCCTTCCTTGCCGTAAACGTAGGGTGTTCCAAGTCCGGATTATTAACGGCCAGTCTATTGGTGTCCGGTTCGTTTATGTTTCTAGGGAATACCGATTTGTGGTAATTGTCGTCATCTTCTGAATCTTTTCCATAATCCTCAATGGCCACATCCTCAATATCATCCTCTGATCTCCTAATTGGGTCATTAAAGCCCACGTCAGGATTGCCATAATATTTCGGTTTACCTGGCAAACTCCCACAAACGACAGGCTCCTGGTGGCCACTGTCACGGAAATATCCCCATACCCAACTGCCTTCAACTAAAAAACTCGGTGAAGTCCCGAGGCCAGAAATACCTGGACTCTGCGTAGACAAC